GCGGAATTGCACCGCCTTCCTGAGTGGGTTCACCCAGGACCCTGGACTGGCTTTCGCCAGTCACCCTGCCGGTATTCTTTTAGTGAGAATACCAAAACACGTGTGAACGTGCTACTGGGTAGGTCGGAGGGGAGCCGTCGGCTCCCGACTTGTTGATCAGCGAGTCCCTTTCCGAGATCGCGGAGATGTGGCATCTCCGGCGACAGGTTTGCCACCCACTTCTTTACGAAGAGGTGGGGCACCCACACGGCAGTGGTGCAGCCGCTCTCGCCTTGGTGGAGTAATTACCACCAAGGAGTACGACACAGAGGTCCATTTCTGGAACACCCTCTATCGTACACGCTGGAAGGGACCCTGAGAGAACCCTAGGAGAAAGACTTTCTCCTTTGAGCTTCCTTAAGGTCTGACCCTCGTAGATCTTGAGAGAAGTTATGAACACGATTCGGATATTCTTCACCGGATCTTCACCGTTCAGTTCCACTACTCTGAGAGTAGGGAAGGCTCTGAAACAATAAAGAGCTTAACTTCCAGCAACAAGGAGGGTTCCCTGTACTTCTGGAGCGTTCCGGGAAGGATACCCTAGTTCCCTTTGCTAGGTAAGCCAGAAACGAAGCGCAACAGCGTCACGCTAGGTTCCGTGGCTAGCCTGCCTTCCCTCCTTCCGAGGAGGAAGAAAGGAGTGGCACTTCAATTTACAAACATGCTCAACATTCAACGAACGTTTCACACATCTGCGGCGGTACTGCAGCGTCCTGAGCATCCATCTTACCCCGAGGTGGATTTCGCAAAGGTCAATGCAGGGAAATATGCGATCATAGATCCCATAGATCCGACGGAGATCCTCTATATCTCGGAAAAGGAGTATTTACTCCAGATCCGGGTCCATCTTTCTCAAGATGTCCCTCTAGTCGTATTGTGTCGACCCGGCGAAGAGCCGGTAGCGCCACACCCAGACGCTGATTCATCGAACGACGATTCAGATGACTCGGAAAGGACTTCCAAGAGATCTAAACCGGCGTCCAAGACAACTAACGATACCTCTAATGAGGACAAACCTTCTCAAAATTCCCCCCTATTACTAGGGTGGAACTCCGAC